CTCGCAGACGCAGGAGGCGAAGGCTGATGGAGACGGGCGTTGCAGCTATGAGTACTGCGGAACTCCGGGAAGCGGACGGCCTTATCACGGAGATCGTGGACGACCTCGGCTTTCAGAAAAGTCCGGAGACGGAGGTCGAGCGCTTCCAGAGGCTTTATGCGAGTGCGCTGCGGAACGTGCTCGAAGGCCGCATCGCTGCAATCGAGTCCTTGGAGTTCGACCGCGAGCTGCACCGCGTAATGGCCGAGGCCGAGCGCATCCTCGGGCCGGAGTTGGCTGCGGAGATGGAACCGGCGACGCGGCGTTACATCGAGCGCGCTTTCGATGCCGGCCAGGCGGTGCGCGGCCTGGCGAAAGACATTCAGACGGCATTCGGCCAGCCGAGGCCGGAAGCGGTGGACTGGTTAGTCCCGCACGACCGCTTCTGGCTGGGCAAGGTCTTTCCCGATCACGTAAGCGAGAGCTTCCGCGACACCATCGTGGAGGGACTTGCCGATGGCCTTGACCGGAAGGCTATCGGCAGGCGCTTGCGAGACCTGATGGTCGGGACCCGCGAGGTTCCGAGCAAGATCGACCTTTTCAACCGCGTTGCAGCGGCGAGCGTGAACCGCGCCAACAACTGGGGCGGCATGTTCTCCCTCGAGGCGGCAGGCGTTGACGAGTACGTGTTTCGCGCGGTCATGGACGAGCGGACTTCCCGCATATGCCGTGCGATAAACGGCCGCGTGTTCTCGGTGCCGCGCGTAATGAAGGTTGTGAGGAAGGCCCTGGACGGCCCGCCGAGCGCCATCGAGAAGATATCGCCGTGGCCGACGTACGACACCAAGCGCGGGGACTTTTTCATCGAGAGCGGCGGCCGGCGCAGTTACCTCGGCGGCAAATCGAGCGACTGGCTCGCGGATCACGGGGTGGCTCTCCCGCCCCTCCACGGTTCGTGCAGGTCGGTGGTGGTGTTGAAAAGATGAGGCAAGCGATGGCTCAGGCTGAACAAGCCATATTCGAGTTCGATCCGCCTGCCGTACCCAACGAGGCGCAGGTGGAGAAGCTCGACAAGGACCGCGACGTGCGTGAGAAGTGGGAAGTTGAAAGTGGGGAGTGGAAAGTGAAAGAAAAAAATCACTCCTCACTTCCCACTTCTCACTCCCCACTCAAAGAGTACGCCGAGGTGCGGCCTTCGGGAGACAAGCTTGGCGAGCCGATCACGCTCGCTGAGGTTTTGCCGCACCTCAAAACCTTCAAGCTGCGCCAGCCCTATGTCTACCTTGTCGGGGGTCTGGTGATCCACGGTAAGACCGAGGGCGACATCGACATCCTGATCAAGGACTCGGAGGAGTTGCCGGACGAGTTCAGGCACGTGCTCGAGTGGCGCATCATGCGAAGCCTTCCAGAGAAATATTGGGACAGAGTCCAGTTCCATAGAGATAATTTTCACGGCCCATTCACGGACAACACGCCGCTCTATGACCTCACCATCGAGCGCGTGAACGAGGACAACCAGATTTTTCGCATGGACGCAGACGCGGATGATGCGGACTTGGAGAAGCAGGAACCGCGCGCGGCTTTACGCGAGCTTAAAGGGCAAGCGGAGCGCTCCCGCGCCGAGGATAAGATAAAACTCTTTCGGTTCTTTGTCCCCATGAAGCCGGTCAAGGGGGCCTTTCCCGAACAGAGGCAGAGTATCGAGGCGTTCCTGGACTTGTTCAAGGATGAGGACTTCCCTGTTCATTCGACCAAGAAGTTCGACGGCGCTAACTACGAGATTCACAAGTCGGGCGATAGGGTCGAGTTCTTTTCTGAAGACGGCGAGGAGAACACGGAGCGCTTCCCAAGCATAGCGGAGCCCGTGCGCGAATTGCCTTGGCGCGACCTTGTTCTTCTTGCCGAGGTCGAGATGTGGCGCGATGGCAAGCATCTCCCGCGCGAGGCGGTTACCGGCTACATCCACGAGAAGGGCGAGCCTGATGACTCGGAGTTGGTGGCGAATGTCTACGACGTGGTTTACGCGGCAGGCGGGCCGAAGGACGAGGGCGTTGATGCCGATGCCGGCGACATCCACAAACTCCCGTTCGCCGAGCGCGAGAAGTACTTGAAGGCGCTCGGGATCGAGCAGGCAACAATGGGTGTGCCCGACACCAAGAAGAAGCTTAACCGCGTGGCCTCGTTAATTTCTCACAACTTGAAAGAACTCAAGAAGCACACCGAGGAGTTGGCAGCCAAGCCCGGCTCCGAGGGCAATGTGGCCAAGAAGGCGAACGAGCCTCACTCGCTCGAAGGCCGGAGCGATGCGCAGGTCAAGTTCCACAACTCGGCGGTGCTGGCCGGGATCGTCATCGAGCGCATCGAGACCAAGACCAAGGGCACGTACAACTATCGATACGGCGTAAGCCCGGGCAAGCACGAGCCTCACGAGAAAGACACGGCTGAATTTCACGGCAAGACCTACCTCGAGGCAGGCAAGACCTTCAGCACAAACACCAAGGCTAAGCCGGGCGACATTCTGGAGATCGAGGTTGAGACCCTGAACCTGGTGCACCACCCGAACGGCACGGTTTCTGTGAGCGGCTGGGCCCCTCGCGTCATGGGCGTGCTCGAAGACCGCAAGGAGCCTGACACGGTCGAGCAGGCCGTTGCATCGGCTAAGGAAGGCCGTGTTTTCCAGGAGAAGGAGATCAACAAGGAGGGCGAGACGATCTACTTGGACATTCAAGATGTGAATATTGACGAGGCGTTCGAGAAGGCGAATTACGTGGGCAACAAGCGGCGTCTGTCCAAGTACATTGTGGGCAAGTTCCCGGATGACGGCAAGACCATCTTCGATCCCATGTGCGGATGCTCGGCGATCCTGATCGAGGCCGCAAAGCGCGGGTATCGCGTCAAGGGTAACGACCTCTCTATCGTGCCTTACTGGTACTCGAAGGGCGTATTCGAGGGTGCACAGCTCTCCGAGGCCGACATTGAGAAGCTTATCAATGCAACTCCTCACGACGGCTGGCTCATGACCGGATGGAAGGGAATGTATCCGCGCCCTCGGCCAATCCGGCGCTACCTGGACGGCCTGGCAAAGAAGGCCCGGCAGTGGCAGGGCGCTAAAGGCTGGGCGGCGAAGGCCGTGGTCTCGCGCGTGCTTCAAACACTCTACTCCGACTCGATCTCCGGCTACTCGACCATCCATTACGAGTCGCAGGACGCGGTCAAACGCATCATCGAGCGATCGGCCAAGGAAGTGAACGGCTTCATCGCCGAGGTCTCCGGCAAGGGCAAGGTCACAAACAACGACGCCAAGGCCTACGAGGAAAAAGGCAACTGGATAGTCGAGGGCTACGCGGCCACCAGCGACTTCGACATGCAGGAGGACATCATCACCCAGGACGCGATCAAAGGCTCGGCCAAAGACCTCGTGGAGAACTCGACTGTGTTGCACAACCACAACCCGGACGAGTCCATAGGACGCGTGCTTCAGTCCAAGGCCCGCAAGGGCGGCCTGTTCCTGAAGATACTGATTTCGAAGACCGTGCCCGACATCTGGCAGCAGGTCAAAGAAGGCGTGCTCAACAAGTTCTCGGTGCGCGGGAAGATATTGGAGGCGCGCAAGGAGTGGGTGCCGCGCCTCAAGAAGTACGCGCGGCTCATTCTCAAGATGCGCCTGATGGAAGTCTCGCTCGTGGCCGTGCCGGCCAACCCCAAGGCGCGGGCGATCAACTGGTACGTGGAGAAGGCGCTGGACGAGTTCGAAAAGGCCGGCGGCCAAATAGAAGAAGTTGAGAGTCGAGAGTTGGGAGTGGGGAGTGAGGAATTAAGATTCATTACTCACAACTCAAAACTCAGAACTCAAAACTCAAACCGACCGAAGGGAGGTTTACGAATGGAAAACGAAGACGTAACTGTGGAAGAGGAATTGCTGGAGGCGTCCGGCGAGCCGGACTTGAGCGGAGAGCCGGATTCGACCGACACGGAGGGCAAGGCGAACGATTACCCGTACCCGAAGCCCAACGCTCAGGGCGGCGCTCGCATGAAACAGATCATCAGCCTCGTGGACAAGCTCATCGCGGGCGAGAAGGACGAGAACCGAAAGAAGATTCTCGCGCAGATCAAAGAGATCGCGCGTGGAGCTTTAAGCACTTACCCGAAACCTTCGGCCAAGAAGGAAGTGGAAAGTGGGGAGTTGGAAGTGGGAAGTGAAGATGGCAGTGAAGCGGATCACTCCTCACTCGATAAGGCTGGACGAAAAATATCGGGCCCGCGGCTCGCTCGCCTGAAGAAGCTCATGGAAGAGCTGAGAGGCTTTATCGAGGAGGTTGACGCTTCCGAGCAGAACGATAAGAAGGCCGATGCGGGCAAGGGCGATCAAGACAAGCTCACGGAGATCGAAGGACTTGTCAACAAGATCGCCAAGGTGCTTGGCATCAGCGAGAAGTCGGACGCGGACAAGGCTCCCAACCTGACCGAAACCGTTCAGGACCTTACCAAGCGGCTTGACGCGCTCGAGGGCACTCCCGGCGAGCGCACATCGCTCGACGGCCAGGAAGGAATGCCCGGCGAGAAGAACTCCAAGTCGCTCTGGAAGGGCTTGGTTTAATGAGTGGGGAGTTGGAAGTGAGAAGTGTGAAGTGAAGAAGATAAGTTCCGAACACTACACACTCCACACTTCCCACCTCACACTGCGACTGAAAGGAGCAAAAGATGGATCAGAACGAGTTATTGCAGAAGGCGCTGGAGACCGCGGACTTGATCGCGGGCGGCGGCGACCTGAACCCCGAGCAGTCGGAGAAGTTCATAACCTATCTCCACGACCTCTCGGTGATGGCCAAGGACGCGCGGCTCATCCCGATGAAGGCCAAGAAGCGCGAGATCAACAAGATCGGCGTCGGCCGGCGCGCGAGCGTTCCCGCCACCGAGGGCGCTGACCCGGGCGTCAGGCAGAAGCCGACCTTCTCGAAGGCGGTGCTCGACACGGTCGAGATCATGACGCCGTTCGAGATCACCTACGACGTGTTCGAGGACAACATCGAGGGCGACAACCTGGAGGATTCGATCATCAAGCTGTTCGCAACGCAGATCGCGACGGATCACGAGGAACTTTACATCATGGGCGACACCGCATCGACCGACCCATACCTCTCGCTTATCGACGGGTGGCGTAAGTTGGCTCACTCCGGCGGACACGTTTGCGACCACCAGGGCGCTGGCGTTGTTGTTGACATTCTGGCCAAGCTCTTGGACGGCATGCCCGAAAAGTATCTGCGCGACTATGCGGACCTGCGCTTCTACGTGAGCCCGAGGTTCGAGCACGCCTAC